GCAAAATATTCAGGTAGCTCATCCAAGATTTTATAAGAAGACTGCGTCGTTGTTGATGTTGGACGGTACTGGTCAGACTACTGAACAATGGCAGATGTTTGGTACTTGGCCATTATCTTGTAATTGGCAGGAACTCGATTATTCATCAACTGATTTGATGACTATTGAGGCTGTTATGAGATATGATCGTGCTATTAGAACGTGTACACAATTACCTGGACCGCGTGCTGTCGCTCCAAGTTGCCCATAATTTTGAATTTTGAGTTTTGGTGTTCGGGACCTGCGATTGTATCAATGGTCCCGTTTTTGTAGGTGTATTATGCCAGGATTTTATATTCCGGGTGCTATAGAATCATGTTTGGATGAAAATGCGTTCAAAGGATCTGCTGGCTCATATCTTGGTCCAGATCCTAATATGGAATATGCTAGGAATAATAGATGGCTTTTAGAATTCTTAGAGCCTTTTGGTAATATTCAAAACGGTATTTTGGTTTACGCTCACAAATGTTCTAGACCATCTGCTGAGATAGATGAAATTAAGATACACCATGGTCAGGATGAAATTTATAGACCGGGTAAAAATAAATGGAATCCAGTTGATTTTACGTTTTATGAGAAATCTCCGGGCGATGAAGATAGTTATAATGAGGCTGCTGAACGTATCTATAAGTGGTGGTCTGATACTACTATTATTTTAAGAGAGTCAAGACATGGTGAAATTCGGAATTATTTAAAATCCTGTAATTTGCAGATGCTTGATGGTGTTGGTAGAAGAATATGGGAGTATCAATTATATGAATGTTGGCCTTTAAAAGTGTCTTCTAGTGATTTAGATTATTCTGATGGAAGTATATCTGAAATTACTGTGACTATTAGATTTAATAAAGTCAAAGAATCACGTGGGGAATAATGTGCCAGGATTTCAAATTAAAGATTTAGGTGATAATGTACCGACAACAACTGATTATTATTATACATATACTTGGTCTATACCAACAATAATTGGTTTAAATGGTCAGTTGCCACCATTGGTTCTATTAAAAGATGCTACTACTCCAACGTTCACTGCAAATAGAGAGAGTTTTGTCGCTAGTAGTTTGGAATACAAATTTGCTAAGAGTGTGGTCTGGGAAGATATTAAGCTTACATGGTATGATAGTGTTGGATTGATTAATATTATCAGTGAATGGCGTCGGTCGGTATGGACTGCTAATGAAGGGTTAAAACCAGCTAGTTCTTATAAAAAGAATACTACTTTAGAGTGTGTATTACCTACTGCTGGTAAACCGTACGCATGGAATCTTATAGGTAGTTGGCCATCTCAGATTAGAAGTGGTGATCTAACATATACAAATAGCGATGTTAAGCTTGTTGAAGTAACTGTAACATATGATTGGGCAGAAGAATTAATTAATGGAGCAGATCAAGTTGGTTCATCACAATTTCAAAATGGTGTCCAACAATTTCCGCTTTTATGATTTTGAAGTAAATATGTTTGGTCGTATCTTGACTCTACATTGGATTTAAAATGTCAAAAGATCATGAAAATATTGATCTGAACGGATCTGCTCCGGTTACAAATTCGAACGGCTCAACTGAAGCCACAAATCCTGATGATACTTCATCAATTAATAATATTGATGTGTCATATAGTGATATAACTGATATTTTAAGTCCTAGCATAACAAATGAAGAATTAGTATCTAGAGTATTAGAATTATCAGAAGATAAATTGATTCCTTGGGAGGAATGTCATTTACCAAGCAAGGGTATTTATTATGGCTGGCCAGACGGTATAGTTATGGTTCGGGCTATGAGTCAAGTAGCTGAGAAGATATTAGCCACTCAGCGTCTAGCTCAATCTGGTCAATCTATTGATTATTTATTTAGAGAATGTTGTAAGTTTCCATCCGGATTTGATGCTGCAGATTTGTTATTAGGTGATCGTGTATTTTTGTTATATTATCTTCGAGGTATTACACATGGTCATAATTATGAATTTGCTGTGACATGTCCTCATTGTAATGCTGTTTCGACTCATGCTTATAATTTAAATGAGTTGTCACGTACTATTAAATGGGCTAAGAGTGAATTAGGTCATGAGCCTTTTACGATACGGTTGCCTTATCTTAGTAGAATAACTAACAGGAATTTTACTGTTGGTGTTAGATTCTTACGTTCCTTTGATGCTAATGATATTTTATCAAAAAGGAAAGCACGTAAGAAGATGTTTGCTAAACCGGGCAGTATTAAGAATGGTAGACAGAATTCAGTTAATATCAGAGATCAACAAAGTCAAATGCAAGAGTTAGATGATTCTATTTCTGATAATATGTCTAAGATTATAGTTAATGTCATGGGTGTTACCGATGTTTTCGTAATAAGACAATTTGTTGAGAAAATGCATGCTCAGGATACTTCAGCTATACGTGAATGGTTAAAGGATAATACCCCAGGTATTGATAATACGATTACTGTCCAATGCCCAGAATGTTCTAATGAATTTACGATGGAGCTTCCGATTACGGAATCATTTTTTCGTCCGTCGTAATCCAGAAGAGTATGACAAAGCATATTATAATTTATTAGAGCAACAATTTTTATTGAAATATTATGGTAATTTGAGTCTTTTTGAACAAGCATCTATGATCGCTGAAGATCGTGCTTGGTGGATGAAGAGAATAGAAAAAGAAATTAAAGACAAAGAAGATAATGAGCGTCGTCAGATGGCGTCTATCCATAGGCCATCACGTAAATGATTGAATATAAATTATAACAAATAGTCATAAGTACAAATATATATAAAATGGAGACAAATATATGAGTTTTTCAATTCCAAATTCTTATCCGCGTATTTCTGCTAGACGTGGTCAAATTGTTGATTTGAATGTTGATTTTTTACATTCCGGAGTTTTATCTGACCCATATGCAATACGACATGTTGAGATTTACAAAACGCAAGTTGTTCCGCATAATTTAGTTGCGACCATACCCATAGTTACACCAGATGATCAGTTATATCCATCTCCTTTGGTTCGTGAATATGAGAGCGCCGAACTCGGCGATTGTTGCACTGAACCTGAATCCAGTACTGTTCCAATTGCTGGTAAGTATCATTTACCATATGTGATTCCGACAGATTTTAGTGTACCAGATGTTTATTTTGATGTCTGGTATTATTTTGCTACGAATCCATGTGATGATGATTACAGTACATCTGGTACTGATTGTGATATTGATGACCCACAATATGATGCATATTTATTAAAATGCTGTCATAGGTTTTGGATATATCCTGATGAGTGGATGTGCGATGATCAGTTGCAGACTATTCGATTTGGTTTTGAACCTTTAGATCAAAAATTTCATCAACCTGAGTATAGACCATTAGAGGTTGGGTTGATGCCTCTACCATTATATGATTATAATTATAATTTGGTTAATCCTATTATTCCATTCATACAACCAACGATATCAGTTGAAACACAATTTAACGAACTATTGGTTGATAATGATCCTTGTCGCATTGGTATTCGGCAAGGATCATATAGATCAAACCCATGGGTCATTCAGTATGATCTCGACACAACTAAGTTTTTGAAAGGAACATATAGATATTATATTACTTTGAAGTTACCGAATGGTAGTACACGTGTTAGCAGAAAATTTATTTTTACTGTGTCATGAGGTAAGATATGCATGATAATCTAATGATGATAAGAGAATTGACTGAACGATTAGATTATTCAGAATCTGATTTAACAAGATTCTGGGAAATCTCGCCTGATATGTATGCTATTACGGATACTGATGGTAAATTCTTGGAAATAAATGATTCATGGAGCAAAATCTTAGGATGGTCTAAAGATGAATTATTGTCTTCGACATGGTTTAAATTTATTCATATAAACGATCTTAAATACGTGCATGAAGTCGCTCAAATGGATATAGATACATCAATTACTTTTAATACACGATGTCAGAAAAAATCTGGTCGTTATATTAGCATCGAATGGAATGTTACTAAATGTTACGATAACAAATATTATATTACAGCAAGACCAATTCATCATTTATGTCTAAATTGTCCTGAGAAAAAGTAATGGCTAGACCAGGTGAGATGCATGCCACCAATCAATCGGCCAAATGACGATTCTTGGATTGAATATCGTCGGCTTGTATTAGCTGAATTGGAACGATTAGATAGTGCTATAGATAAATTAGTGAATGCTAGTACTATTTATGAAAAACAGTTTTTAGAAAAATTGCAGACATTGAAGGATTCATTAGAAGAACACCATAGAAATACCTTATCAGTTATTAAAAAAGAACTAGAAAATAAAGAGAAGCATGATATCGAAATATTGCAATCACAAACTAATGATCTAAAAGAATTATATCATAAAGTGATAACAGAAGTTAAAGTAATTAAAGCTAAAGCAGCGTTTCTAGGATTTTTATCTGGTTTGGGTATTGCAATTATTGGGCTTATAGCTAAAATCATTTGGGGTAAATAGCCGTATTATAAAAGTATGGCCTATGACTTATATCAATTCCGGAAAGGCATAAACAATAATAGTTTTAATATACCACCAGATAAAGTCATAGCATGGATAACTAAACATTTTGATTATAAAACAAGGAAGAATGGTTCTGAATATTGTATAAATAACCCATTTAATGGCGATACTGGTTATAATTTTAATATTAACCCATTTAAAGGCAAATGCCACGATTGGCGTGGTGATGAATGGGCTGGTCCGATTAATCCCGAAACGAATAAAAGAAATTGCTCATTTATTAAATTCGTTAGATTGTATAAGAAATGCCGTTATTCAGAAGCTATATCTGAAGTATTAGGCACCTCAGTCGATATTAGATATTATTTAAAACCTGAAAATCGTGTTACAGATGAAAAATCTAGAAATAAACTATCTGTTACACTTCCAAGCGAAGTTGAACCATTAATTAAATCAAACGATAGTCAAGCTAAGATATTAATTAATTGGCTTAATTCAAGAGGATATACTGAGGAAGATATAATTAAAAATGATCTTCATCATTTTGGAATGGATGTTTATTGGCCATATTATGAATTTGATACTTTAGTATATTGGCAAAGCAGATCTCGTCTTAATAAGCGTTTTAATTTTCCATCTTTAGATGTATATGATAAAAATAATAAAGTAATTGGACAAGTTAATGGAACAAAGGGCGATTTTTTGTATGGTTTTGATGATGTTGAATTCGCAACATATATAATTATAACTGAGGCAATATTTGATAAGCATACTCTTGGTGAGCAGGCGTTAGCTTCTGGCGGTGCTGTGTTGACTAGTAAGCAGATAAGTAAGTTAAAAATAATTGGACCTAGGCATGGTGTAATATTATCACCGGATAACGATAAAGCAGGATTGAAAAGTGTGATATCAAATTATCAGTTGCTATCATCATATGGATTTAGTGTCTATTTTAGTATTCCTCCGTCATTAGAATATACGAAAAACAATGTTAAATGTTTTACTAAAGACTGGAATGAGATTGGTCAATATGTTACTGGATTTAAGAATGTACGAAAGATACATGATGATGGGATTAAAAAAATAACTGAAGAAACATTAGTTGAATTAGATGAAAGGATATCATGTTTAAAGTGATTGAAAGTAACAGATATACATTAGTGTCAGTTTGTGAGATAATTGGTCTTGGGTGTATCGTAAGGACTCAGACCTTAAAACCTGACATGAATAATGTATATGGTGAGTTGAATATAACTTCTGAAGCGTTAGTTTTTGTACCAAATGTTAAACTTGAAGGCAATCAATTGGTGCCTATCCCAATTACCCCTGATGGGCCGGTTCCTGTATAGTTGGTGTAATGTATTGCCATAATCTTTTTTCGATTTTATTAATAAATTTATATAATGGGTTCGATTTTGATATTTTTTCCCAATTGAATGGGTGTTTTATATGGTACACATTTTTGGATGTGAATAATAATCTTAACTTTGCATGACTTTTATTATTGATTAGCATTTCAATATATATACCTGGTTCCGCAGACGGATTTGATAACATATTATCATCTGCAGGTTTATAACTATGTAGACCAATTCCGCGACTATCTTTGAGTATTTCTACCCATCTAAGGTTTATACATTTATTTCTGATTCCTACGATTTTTGATTCGATAACTAATTGGTCAAGTGATTTT